AAATAAATAATATATATAATCATGGAACAAGCACAAAACATTCTAAACAAAGTTTCTATGTTCTTTGCAGAACTTGTAGGAAACGAACAAATGCCGATGCCTAGCGGTGAACCTGCTGCACCGGTTAAAATGATGGAAGCTAAATTAAAAGACGGCACCATTGTTGAAGTAACCGAATTAGCGGTAGGCGGTATCGTTACTATTGCAGGCGCACCGGCTCCGGTTGGTGAACATATCCTTGAAAGCGGTGAAACTATCGTCTTAGGCGATAACGGAGTTATCATGGAAATTAAACCTAAAATGGAAGATGAAGTATCAGTAGAGGTAGAAGTTCCACAAGCTGAAGATATGAGCGCAAAGTTTGCAGCTTTTGAATCAGCAACAAACGAAAAATTCACTGCATACGAATCTAAGTTTGCTCAATACGAAGCTAAACTAGGTCAAGCAAATAAGGTAATCGAAGGCTTAATGCAAATTAGCAAGATGCTAGTTGAAGCACCTCAAGCCGCACCGGATGCAAGCGTAAGAACTAGCAACGCTTTTGTAGATCAAAAAGCAGATGCAAAAAGCGAGTTAGAGAAATTTTCAAAATCAATTTGTTCATAAACTAAAAATTAATAAAAATGGCATTTTCATTTTCAGGCATAAGCGCATATACTAAACAAGACATTGCGCCATTGTTAACAGAAGCCGTATTTGCGGCAAAAACTCAGTCTTTAATTAAGGCGGGTGGTATCTTATTACCTAAAACAAAATCAAGTGTTACTATCCCTAAGTTAGCTACTAATGCAAACTTTCAATTAGATGCTTGTGGTTGGAACCCTAGTGGTACAACAACTTTAAGCACTGCTAGCGTAACTGTTGGTAAGATTAAAGTAGAAGAAGGTTTTTGCCCTAAAGACTTCGAAGCGTACTTCACTCAAGAAGCTTTAAGAGCAGGATCTACTTACGAAGATTTTGGATGGTCTGATTTTCAAACTAAGTTCTCGGAGCAAAAAAACAAGATGATTGCAAAGCAATTAGAAGTTGGTTTGTGGCAAGGTGATACAAGTTCAGCGGTAGAGAACTTAAAAAGATTTGATGGCTTAATCAAATTAATTGATGCAGGTTCTCCGGTTGATGCTAACGTATCAGGTTTTGTATCTGGTGGTCCAATTGCAACTATCACTCAAACTAACGTTGTAAGTGTTTTACAAGGTGTTTACAAAGCAATCCCAGTTGAGATTATCGATGCTGATGATTTACATATCTTCGTTGGTTTTGATGTTTACAGATTAGCAGTAATGGCTTACCAAGCATTAAACTTATTCAACTACCAAGTTGATGCAGACGCAGAGAAAATGTTTGTTATCCCAGGCACTAACGTGAAGTTGGTAGCGGTTAACGGATTGAACGGAACTGGTGATATCTACGCAACAACTTTGTCTAATATCGCAATGGCGTTTGACTTAGAAGCAGAAGAAGATAACTACACTATCTGGTATTCTAAAGACAATAACGAAGTTCGTTATAGAGTAGCTTTCAAATTAGGTATTGGCGTTGCTTACACACAATTATGTGTTAAGTTTAAAGCAGGTATCTAATTCATAAATAATCAAGAAAAGGCGGTAGAATAAGCCGCCTTTTTTTTAAACTTTTTTTAACATGCCATGTGTAATTACTAGCGGATATACAATCGATTGCCGCGAAAACATAGGAGGCTTACAAGCCGTATATTTAGCCGAATTTGGCAACGTCTCTGGGGTTGCAGAAGTGAGCGGTTTAGTTACTGGAATCACTAAAGTAACCGGCAAGAGATTTTATAAGTTTGAGGTGCCACGTGCAACCGCAAACACAAGTTCAAATGCAACTGCATCCGAAGAAAATGGATCAGTATTTTATACCCATCAAGTAGTATTCCCTTTAAACAAAAGAGACTCTACAACTGCAAATATTGTACGCACACTTGCTAAAAACAAATTGCTTGCAGTTACTTTAGACATGGACGGAAACTACCGCATGTATGGTAAGGGTAATGGTCTTTATTTAGCTTCTAATGAATCAACTAGCGGTACCGCTGCTGGTGATCGTAACGGATATAATATCACCTTATCTGGTGTAGAAAAAGATGACTTCTTACAAGTGTCAAGTTCAGTAGGAGCGGCGCTTGAAACTGCTGGGTAATTCTACCTAATAGTTTATTTAATTATGCCCTACCTACATTGTGTGGGTAGGGTTTTTTAATTTAAAACAAATGTTACATATTTATAAAGGGGTGGATAATAATTTAATATTTACGGGCTTAGAATTATCAACAATTAGTAACCCAAAATATTTGTTTATTTTCACCAGTGCTACCGAGGAAAATGTTATATTTGTAGGGACTAATATTAGCACCGATAATAGGTACCAAAAGGTACTTGTTTTAAAGTCTATTTTTGATAATAAAGAGTGCGGCACTTGGCGTTATAAAGTACGTGAGCAAGAAAGTGCAACGAATAAAAAAGAGGCTTTAAGTGGAGCAATAGTAGAAGAAGGCTTTATGTATTTGCACGATGCCGAAGAGTGTGCAGATGCGCAGTACACGGATCAATGTAACGAATTTAAAACATATTCAAGTGAGTAAAGCATATAACATTATTAACGTTCAATTTGACCAAGCGCAGCAGCCTAAATTCGAAGAGAAAAAAGGCCGTAACTACGTAGAATTTGGCGAAAAAAATAACTACCCTAATTATTTAATAGACCTTTATGGCGAAAGCCCTAAGCATGGCGCTATTGTTAAAGGGAAGGTTAACTATATTTTTGGTAAAGGATTCGAGGATATTACTCAAAAAGCAAACACTAGCGGCGAGACATGGAATCAAATCATGAAGCGCGCCATTTTAGATGATGAGTTGCAAGGAGGATATTACCTTCAAATTATATATAATGCTTTAGGTAAAATAAAAGATGTATTCCATATTGAATTTCAAAAGGTACGTGCTAGCAAAGACTTAAGCACTTTCTATGTTAAAAACGATTGGACTTTAAGCGACTTTAAAGAAAAGCCTAGAGAATACCCAGCGTTTAATATCAATGATCCTAAAGGTACTCAAATCCTTTTTGTAAAGCAATACAACCCTAAGAGCGATGTATATCCTTTGCCTAGTTATTTTCAAGGTTTAAACTACATTGAGAGTGATATTCAAGTAAGCCGTCATATTTTAGGCAACGCAAAGCATAACTTCGTAGCTACTAAGTTAATCAATTTCAATAACGGACTTCCTCAAGAAGAGGAGCAAGCCGAAGTTGAAATGGATTTAAAAAAGAAGTTTACAAACCATGATGGCGATCGTGTAGTAATAGCATTTAACCCTAGTAAAGAAAACGCGGTAGACATTGTAGACCTAGGGGAAACAAGTTTAACAAAAGAAGATTTCACTAACGTTAATAATTTAATACAACAAGAAATATTTAGTTGTCATCAAGTTACAAGCCCTATGTTATTTGGTATTAAAACCGAAGGCCAACTAGGTGGACGCAGCGAGATCCGTGACGCATATCAAATATTCCAAAATACATACGTTAACGAGCGTCAACAAGAACACGAACAAACTTTTAATAAGTTAATGAATTTAGCAGGCATACAAGGCGAGCATAAGATTGTACCGGTTGAGCCATTAAGTTTTGAGTTTAGCGAGCCTATTATGGCAGCCAATATGACAAGGGATGAAATCCGTGAGAAATTAGGTTTAAAGAGTGAATTGCCAACCGATGCTAGCGGTACACCGATAGCGCAACCGGTGCAAGCAAATTCGATGCTTACTAACTTAAGCGGTCGTCAGCACCAAAACGTGATGCGTATTGTACGTCAATTCGGTAGCGGTAAGATTAACAAAGCACAAGCGGCGTTAATGTTAAAGAGTGGATTCGGATTTACAGATGCAGACGTAGACACGTTTTTAGGTGTGGATGATGATCCGGCAACGGAGGAGCAAGCATTTGCATCAATGCAAGATGATTTGCTATTAAACGAATTTGCCGCGTGCGGTGATGATGTAAACGATTTTGAGGTAATAGAAACTCATGAAGCTAAAAACTATCAAGCATTTGCCGATGAAGAGGTTAACGTGCTTAAAGCAAATGTGCTTAATTTAATAAGCAAAGACAAAAAAATAACACCCGAAGTGTTAGCCAAGGTGCTAAACAAAAGTGTAGAGCAAATAGATAACGCACTAGAGGCGCTAAAGCTTGAGGGGTACTTAGTTCAAACCGGTCTTGAAGTAAGTATTTTAGCCCCTAATTATACACCGGTTGTAAGAAAATTAACCGAGCCTTTAAGCAAGATTCCAGGTAGTGGGAAAACCACAAAGACCGAGGTGCTATTAAGATATACATACTCTGGGCCAAAGGATGATAAGAATAGACCATTCTGCGCTAGAATGTTACAATTAGCAGAAAGAAAACTTTGGAGCCGTAGCGACATAGAAAACATAAGCGAGCGTTTAGGCTACTCGGTTTGGGATCGTAGAGGCGGTTGGTTTACGGAGCCTAACGGCAACCATAGACCATATTGTAGACATAGTTGGAAAGTACAAATAGTAACTAGAAAAAAATAAGCAATGAGTTTAAACATACTTTTTATAAACGAGGCCTTAGTTAAAAGCCGTACCGCGATAAGCGACGCCATCGATGGTAAGCAAATAAAGCCGGTTATCAAGCTAGCGCAAGATAAATTCATTTTGCCGGCGCTAGGTAGTACGTTTTATAAAAGACTACAAGACGGAATTGAGAATGATAACTTAACACCGGATGAAAAATCATTATTAGATAACTACATAACCGATGCTTTGCTTTGGTTTACTATTGCCGAAATGGTTGTAAGCACTAGCTTTCAATTTTTTAGTAAGGGTGTAATGCAAAAGACTAGCGAAGATAGTAGCAGTCCTAGTAAGGGGCAACTTGAATTGCTAGAGCGTAAGTATATGAGCAATGGAGAATTTTATAAGCAACGCTTAATAGATTATTTAAGAGAAAATTGCACCATGTTTGAAGAGTATTTAAACACTGGCGCTGGCTTTGATGTAATTGCTCCACAACTTCAATCTTATACGTCGCCTATTTTTTTAGGTAGAAATGGTAAGATGCGAAAAATTAATAACCTAGACCTACCTTATGAAGATACGAAGTTATAAACGCGAGTTCATAGACAAAGTAAAAGAAAAATTTAATGACCTACAACCAAGTAATAAAGACAATAAAGGCAACGCTAAGTACCCATGCAATGATAAAGAGCATAAAGGGCGCAACACCGAGAGAGTGGCTTTTCGAAGATAGCCAACCGGTGTTTCCGGTTGCTTGCTACGCCGTTAATAGCGGATCTTTAAACGTAGGGCGTGAGCAAGTATTTAACTTAACGCTTTGGTTCTTGGATAAGTCCGGAATGGAACGTGAATTTGAAAACGATGTAACTAGCGATCAGTTACAAATTTGTGCCGATATTATTAGTAAATTAAGGAACGGAGCAAATAACTGGACAATAAGTGACAATATAACATATAATTTAATTAGCGATAAGTTTGAAGATTATTTAGCCGGTGTTGAAGTTAGCTTTAGCATGACTACGTTTTCGGACTTTGATGCTTGTGATATACCTTTAAACTAATAAAAAATGAGTTGTAATAGTACTAGCGCGGATTTAAGACCAGCGCAATACAATGTAAAGATATGGCGCAATGATACATGGGCGCAAGTTTTTTCAATAACGTCAAATGAAGTGGCGGTTGATTTAAGCGGCTCAACTATATTAATACAAGTAAGACAAACACCGGCATCAACTAACGTAGAACTTGAACTACAAACCGGAACAAGCATCACTATTGGTGGTGTAGGTAAAAACGAAATAACACTTAATAAAAAAGTGGACATTGCGGCCGGTAATTATGTTTACGATATGAATGTAACATTCCCTAGCGGACTTGTTAAAACATATATTTACGGAACATTTTTAGTGCAAGAAGATATCACAAGAATTTAAAAATAAAAAATGAGTACAATAATAACAACAAACGAAGATAATATAAGCGTTGAAATTACGGATAATTCCGTAAATGTTAACGCCGTAAACGAGGTTGTCGTTATTAACACTATTGATGAAGTAATTGAAATCTCAAGCGCAAACGGAGCCTATCCATTGCCTACAACTGTTTACTCTGTTTTTGGGCGCACCGGATCAATTGTTGGTCAAGAAGGCGATTATAATTTAAACCAATTAGGTGATGTAGATTTAAACGATATTGAAGTAGATGACGTGCTTTCTTACGATGGCACGAAGTGGATTAATAAGGTTGTAAACAACCCGAATAATGTTCCTACAACTAGAACAATAAGCACTACCGCACCACTTACCGGCGGCGGTGATTTAAGCGCAGATAGAACATTAAGTATGCCGGAGGCTACCTCAAGCAATGACGGATATTTAAAAAGCGAAGACTGGGCTACATTTAACGCAAAGCAAGATGCCTTAGTTAACCCAGTTGAAGGTACCGGTACTACTAACTACTTGCCATTATTTAGTGGAGCAAGTCAAATTGGTGATAGTTGGTTACAACAAAGTACAAATACCGCACCTACAATTGGTTCTACATTCCAAGGTGGGAAGGTTGCTTACATTTTACAACCAGGTGATCCTGGATATAATGCTAATTTTATTAAAGGTATTATTGCTTCAATAACAAATTCATGTTGTTTTAATTTTGGTCCATATACTTTTGCAGGGGCAACCGGAACCGCAATAGGTACAGGGGCAGCAAATACTGCTATTATTAAATCTGCTTATGGTACAAGTGTAAATTATGCTGCTAGGGTTGCTTCAAGCATTACTGAAGGCGGGTATAATGATTGGTATCTACCAAGTAAAGATGAATTAAATAAATTATACTTAAATCGAGTTGCTATTGGTGGCTTTATAAGTAATGGCATTTACTGGAGTTCTACTGAGGTTGAGTATAACCTTGCATATAAGCAAGATTTTACTAATGGGAGTCAATCTTTATCCTTTAAAAACGATTCTCTTTTTGTTCGTGCCGTTAGAAGTTTTACTATACCATTAAAAAAAATAGATGTAACAAGCGATGCATCTATTAATTCTCTAGGCATTGTTAATTCAGGCGCTTGGAATGCAAGTCCTATTGATGATGCTTACATATCAAGCGCGGCGGAGTGGAACGCAAAGCAAGATGAATTAACTTTAACTACAACCGGATCAAGTGGCGCCGCTACATTAATTGGTAATACTTTAAACATTCCTCAATATAGTGGAGGCGGTTCCGTTAGTGGGGTTACCGAAGTAACTGCAACTAGCCCTTTGTCTTCAAGCGGAGGTGCTACGCCAGATATTTCAATACAAGAAGCAAGTGCTACTCAAGACGGATATTTAAGTAGTATTGATTTTGCAAC